ATCCTTCATTATTATTAATTTCATTTTTCGATTGTTTGATAAATTTATTAAATTTACTTTTTTCTTCATTTTTTAACTTATTATAAAAATTTTTTACTTTATTAGTTGGTATTGAATTATAAAAATCTTTTTTTCCTTGATTATTTAATGTATAATAAAGTTTTATTTGTTCATTAATATTACTTAAATGTTTAAGATTATTATTAGGACGACTAGTAATTTCTTGTCTGATATTATTTTCATTCATTTCAACTATTATATTAGGACTTTTAGTAATTTTATTATTTGCATTTACTTTACTTTTAGATTTTTCAAGTTTATCTAAATACTCTTTTTTCTTATTTGAGGTAATAAAAGAAAATTTACTCATTATACTACTTCCTTTTTTTGAAAATGGTTCTTCCCATTTACTGAATGATTGTATTTGTTTCTTTGTTGGTTTTGGAATTCCTCCTCCTGTCTTGACGGATGATATTTTATTTTTATTTAAACTTTTAATTTCTTTATATTTTACTTTTGTATTCGAATTCTTTTTAATATTATTAGACTTATCAGTAACAATTTGATCTATTTTTTTATAATATTCATCAGTCTTATTAATATTAGTTGCTAATTTATAATTATTTGATATACTCTTAATATTAATACTATTATTTATATTTCTTATATTATCACCAAAATTAATTTTAATGTTAATAGTACAGTTTTGTAGTGATGGTTTTATCTTTTGTAAAAACTCTATAAATACTTTTATATTTTTTAATTGAGTTTGTGGAGAATCAGGTGTATTATCAGGTGTAAAACCCTCTTCTTTAATATAATTAGCAATTTTTAAAGTAAGATTTATTGTATTATTTATTATATTATTTTTTTTTGCTAAATGTGGTAGATATAAACAAAGTGCTGTCATCCATGTTCTAATCAAACAAGATACATAAACAGTATCACCATTTTGTATTGTAATATCTTTTTTCATAGATGATATTTTTAACGCACTTAAAATACCATATAATGATAATTTAGTATCATTTTCCAATTGTTGATCAATAAAAGGTTTATTTCCTTTAAAACTACTTCTTTCTTTATACATATTAGCTACAGAAAATGCATGTCGTGTAAATGTAATATTTTTTGTAATATTTGTGGTGTTATTATGATAATCAAAAATTAAATCCCATACATTTTCTTTCATAATTTCTTTTTTATGTTCATCGTCAACAAGATTATATTTTTTCCACAATGATTTCATAAATAAACTATGGCCAACAACATATAATTTATTATTTTTTTCATTTGATTTAGTTGGTATATTTGAAAAATATTCCAATGCTTTACCGACATTTGAATCTTTTTGTTCACTCGTATAAGTGATATTAGACATATATATATATAATAAATATTATAAATTTCATTTATTTAATCTATAGTATTATGGATTTCATCATAGATTACATTTATTTATTATTGAAAATAGTCCTTGCAAATAAGAATCAGCTAAATCATCTTTTTTCTTATGTTCCATAAAAAATTGTAAATTTTCATCATCATTATATTCTTTTAAAAAATATTTAACATGTTCCACAGCCATCTTTTTTTTTTCAGTATAAGATAATTTAATTTTTTTCTCTTTAATTGGTTTAATGACTTCTATTTCTACTTCTCTTACTTCATCTTCTACTACTTCATCTTCTACTACTTCACCTACTTCTTTACCTACTTCTTCATCTACTACTTCTCCTACTACTTCTGTTTTATCTTCATTTACTAAAAATTTTTCTATAGTCTGTTTTTCACCAGTCTTTTTCTTTTTTCTTTTTAAATCCTCCAATGAAATTACAGGTCCTTTATAAACCTTTAACTTATTCGAAGCATTACAAAAATCGATTTGTTGTATTTTATTTTCATTGGTATTTAAAATTTTTCCATACATTAAGAAATAGGAATAAACAATCATTTGAATAGATTTCATTTTTGGATTTTTCAAAGATGGTTGATTTTCTATAACAACATAATCGACATCTAATAAAAAACGATTTTCATTTAATTTTCTGGGTATATTTTCAAAAACTAAATTCATATTTTTTTTCATATCAGGAGTATCTATTAAATTGATAATTCCCCATTTTAATATTTTTTTTTCATTCGTTTCTTTATTATAATCTAATATACAATAACTTAGATTAATGATGCCAACATCCCAAGAAAGAATTTTCATATAGTTTATGTATAAAATTATCTTTATATTATTTTTATAGAATCTATAAAAATAATACTATTTAATTATTCATTTGCATCCGCATCCGCATCCGCATTTGAATTATCATTCATTAAATAATTTAACTATTGGTATTAGGTCTGGTTACGAAATATTTAAAACCATTGTCAGAAACATTTGAACCAAAATTTCTTATACTTGTATTACATTCAGCAGGTTTTCCAATATAAGCAAATTTGTTTTTTAAGAATGGGTCAACTTGAGGTAAAAAGTAACAATTTAAATAACTAGTTTGTTCAGGAAATTTTCTGTACCAAAAGTTGTAATAAGTATAAGGATCACCACATTTAGAATTAAAATATCCAAAATTAGCTTTAGGATTAGTATAAATTGTGTTAGGTTTTACACACCATGAACCTTTATTAGTTAGAGGATAACTATCAGTTGCAAAATTTTTCATATTAGAAGGCATTATACTATAATCTAATATTTTTTTTTAAATTTAATTATAATTAAATTACTTTTAAATCCATAAATGTTTGTAGTGAATTATTTGGGTCAAATACTGGTTTATTCCTTTTTAATTTTAATGTATCCTGTGTTTTTCTTAAAATATTCTCATTGACATTTAATTTTAAACTCGTATTAAATTCTTTACTATGATTTACAGATTCCTCTATTTTTGGTATAATTGAAATTAATGGTGGATCAATTAAATTAAATAATCGATCATTATTTAAACAATTTTCTCTAAATTCTTCTATAGATAGATACCCACCAAACATCTTTAATGTCTCCCTAGGCGGAGATAAATCAATTTTAATAAATTTTCTATAATATAATTTTTTATACATTAAATTTAATAAACTATATCGTTCATGAACATTGTCATCATTTAAACTAAAATTATAAGAAGCAGCACAATTAAAACTACAAAATACTCCTTTAACATAAAATTTATCTTTTTTATGACTATGTGGTAAACTACATGGTATATTATCAAAATTATGACAACACCACCAACAATTTATATTAGTTTTTTCAGGCCATACTTTTTCTTTATTACTCTCAATAAATTCATATAATATATTTCTTAAATTTTTCTTTTGTATTTTATTATTATTTTTTTGATTAACATCCCATGCTTTATCACTTTTAATTTCCTGTTTAATATCTTGTTTAATATCTTGTTTAATATCTTGTTTAATCTCTTGTTTAATATTAATATTAATATTATAATCATTATTATTATTATTATCATCATCATCATTGTAGTTTTCCAAAAAATTTATTTGTGTTGGTAGATTAAATTTGTCATTAACATTAATATTATTATCTTCATTTAATAAATTTAAATTATTATCATTATCTAATGGTTTAGGTTCATTTTCATTATTATTATCTTCTATATTAATTGGTAAATGTAATATTAATGTTTCATTCTTGTTTTCTTCATAAAATGTTTTCGATAGTTCTTTTACTGAATAAACTTTCTCTTTTGGTTTTCTACCTCTCTTCTTTGGTATTTTTTCAACTTCATCTTCAGTTTTAATTTTCGGTTTTCTACCTCTCTTTTTAGGCACATTTTCAATTACTTCAGTACTAATATCATTATTATTAATATTATCAGTGGATTCTTGTACAATTGTTAGATTTTTCGGTTTTCTACCTCTCTTTTTAGGTATTTTTATAGTATCATTATTTAAAATATTATTTTCTAAAATATTATTGTCCTGCATATAATTTATTTTAATTAATAAATCCTTAAATACATTGTTTTTAATAAATATAAATTATATATACTTAAAGTAATAGTAATGGACACAAATCTAAAGCCAAAACACATAACAAAATATTTTAATAAAATTGATAAAAAGAATGATGAAAAAATAGGATTTCTCAAAACCATTATAAATGACTATGATTATCTAATTCCTCAATTCTATTTAAAACAAAATAGTTATATAAAAAGTTATCATAATATTACTCTTCAATTAAATTTATTTAATACAAAATATAAAAATTTAAAAAAAATATTAGAATTAAATATAAATACGTTAAAAATACCTTCTAATAAATTAAAATTAGATTTATCTAAAGATGAAAATATAATTTATCAAAATTTAAATAAAAAATATAAAAATATGACTGATGTTAATTTAACTAAAAAAGTAAGTACTGATACTTCTGATTTTAAAGATTTATTAAAAAATAAAAATATATTTCAAAATTTTAAAAACTATAGAGAGAAGAAATATATATATAGTAATATTGAATCAAGTCTATTTATTAAAATTTTGAATGAAAATTTACATAAAGATAAAGTAATTTTTATTAAGATGTATAAAAACCTTATAAAACATTTAAATTCTATTTTAAAATATAAATATTCAACAGGTATTTTGGGGTATGATCCTATTTTTAATATTGGTAATTTAAAGGATAGTAAAAATAACAATATTAACAAAGATAAAAAAGATAATAATAACAAATATGTTTTAATAAATAAGAATTCATCAAATAATGGAAACAATTCATCAAATAATGAGAACAATTCATCAAATAATGGAAACAATTCACCAAACAACTCATCAACAATTGAAAATGCATTAAATGATTATACTGAATTATATGAATCATATAATTGTTCTAAATTTTTAATTAAAATAAAAAATAAATTAGAAGAACATTGTAAAAAATTTCATGATATTAGTTTAAAATTAAGTGAAAAATCTTATACAAATATTTATGATTTATTAATTTTAATATTAGACCAAGAATATCATTTATTAAATTTTATGTTACATTTTAATTATTTATCATCTTATGAAAAAATTTTAAAAAAAGATATTGAAATAAGACAATATGTTAAAAGAAATTTAATGAATTTTAGTTCTTACATGGATGATTATTTAAAAAAAGATTCAAATAATGTTGATAATAATATGTTTGAAATACAATCATATGATATAAATAAATTTTTTTCACAAAATGAATAAAAAATAATTGTTTTAGATTTAGATATAGATTATAGATATAGATATAGATATCTATCTATTTTCAGGACTTATATACTCAAATTCTAAATAGTCAAATATATCTTTTTCACTTTTTGGTTGAAAATCTATTATTTTTCCACTTTTCTTATCATATAAACCTTTCTCATTTAACTTATATCCTTTCTTAGATGCAAATAGTCTTATTTTTTTTGAAAAATCTCTTGATGAACTAAAATATAATATATAAAAATATTTATGTTTTTCTTCAACAAACCCTATATCCATTTGACGAACTTTATCTTTCTTGTTCATTCTTATTAAATAAATATCCTTTTCAATTCCATCTACCAATTTATCTACAACATAATTATTCTTTGTTAATATATTTTGTATAGTATCTTTAATTTCTTGATAATCATAATTTTTATTTTTAAAAATAATAATATAATCTATATCATTACTTGTACTTTTTTTCATAGCATATGATCCGGCATTTAATAATACACATTTTATTTTTTCATCTTTTATTTTCTTCTTTACTATATTTGTTATATTCGTAATTTCATCATATGATATTTTTTCTTTTAAATTATTATAATATTTCAGACCACTTTTTTGTGCATTCGTTAATATTACTTTTTTTGATTTTACTTTTTGTTTTAAATCTTTTATGTCTTTACATCCATTATCATAGTATAATTTCTTCGATGCTAACTGTCCAACTCCATAAATTGATTGAAAATTTCTTAATATTTTTATTTTTGATAAATCTTTTTTAATATTTTCATGTTGTGGTAGTTCATTTGTCTGTAAAATTACTTTAATTTTATCTAATGATTTCTTTCCTATTGAATTCATATGATCGATGTTTTTTATTGATACAATTTTACTTGTTTTTTTTAATTCCTTCAATGCTTTTTCATAGCTATTTACTTTGAATTCACTTTCCTTAGAATTATTCATTGTTTTATGATAATTACATAAATCTTCAAATATTTTTATAATTAAATCCTTTTTATCTATATTACTATTAGTATTAATATTAATATCATTAGTATTAGTATTAATATTTCCATATTCTTCTTTAACTTTTTTCATAATATCTATATTTTTATGATGAGTTTCCGAGTTAGTTTCCAATATCATTGGAATTTTATATTTATTTGATATTTTTAAAATTTCATATAAATTTTCTTGTTTCTTTTTTTTAAATATAAATCCATTTGTTAAAGGTGCATGTCTGTCTAAATAACTTCCTAAATCACCATATGAATCATTAAGATGAAATAATTTTACATTTTTCAATCCAATTAATTCATCAAATATTTTAAAATAGTTTATAGCACCATCTTTGGTAGAAATATTATAATTATTTACAAAAATATGACATGTATCAATGCATATTTTAATTCTATTTTTATATTTTTCTGGAATTAGATGATATAGTTCAGAAAATTCTTGTAATGAACTAATAATTGTATTTTTTTTCGTTGCTGGTGTTTCTATATAAATTTTAATTTTTTTAGTTTTTTCTAATACATAAATTAATGATTTAATATAATTTTTATAACATTCTTGAGGTGTAATTGTATATCTTTTTGTATTATATCTTCCAGCATGAATGACAACAGCTTTTGCACCTAATTTATTTCCTATTTCCATATCATAAATTAAATTATCCAATCCCCAAGCATATCTTCTTTCATCTGGATTATTACAAAAATTTAATGTTAAGATACTATGAATATATAAATTTATTTTTTTTTCTTTTAGTATTTTTTTAATATTTATTATTTCCTTTTTTAATAATGGATATTTATATTTTATAGTTGTTTTTATTTTATCACCCAAGAATGTTTGAATATTGTTACAATGTAATTTCTCAGCAATTTTTATTGTTGAATATATATTTGAAAAATCATTCGAATGAATACCATAATTCATAATATTTAGTAATAATATAATTATTTTTTGTAATTATATAATTATATTTTGTAATTTATTTATATTATTAATAATATGGACTATGACTATACAAATAATATTAAAAAAAATAATATTCAACTTTATGTAATAACTGTTTGTAATAATATCGACAAAGTTATAAAAATATTAAACACAAATTTTAATATTAATAATGTTCCAAAATCATTTTTAAATTCCTCCGATTTATTTAAAAGATTATATTTTGAAAGTTATGAAATATTATTTATTTTTATGAAAAAAAAGTGTAATCATAAAACATTATTTGAAACTTTTGGTATGTTGGGTAAAGAATTATTTAATTACAAACAAAATGCATTAATAATATTAGATCAAAAAGATGAAAATGTATTAAAAAATCAAATAGAATCATTTTTATTAGGTAATTACAAAACATTAGATTACAAAACAAATATAGAAGCAAGTAAACATAAAATTTTATTTTATCATACAATAAAATATAAAAAAATTATTAAAGATTCTATATATATTGGGTCAGTACAAAATGAGGCAAGATTTTTATCAAATACACCAGCAAATATATTAGATAGTGAAAAATATGAGAAATATATTAAAAAAAATATAACAGAATCTGTAAAAGTTTCTGTTATTAATGAAAGTAAATTAAAAAAATTAGGATTAAATTTAATACTATCAGTAAATGAAGGTAGTAAACATAAAGCAAGATTAATTCAATTAACATATAAAAGGAATACACTTAAAAATGATAAACCAATTGTTTTTATTGGTAAAGGAGTAATGTTTGATTCGGGGGGATATAATATTAAAAAAGGTGATTTTACAGATATGAAAAATGACATGACATCAAGTTCGATTATTTATGGATTATTTAAATTATTGGATTTTCATAAAGTCAATGGATATTTTATAGCATTATTGCCCATAGTGGAGAACATGATTAACTCTAAAGCAACACGCCCTGGTGATATTATTACATCTTATAGTAAAAAAACAGTAGAAATTACAAATACAGATGCTGAAGGTAGATTAATATTAGCTGATTGTTTATCTTATTCCGAAAAATTTCATCCAAAATTATGTGTTGATTTAGGAACATTGGCTGGTATTAATTCAAGATTTTTAGGGAATAAGGCATGTACTATTTTAGGAAATAATAATAAAATAATAAAAAAGATTATGAATCATGGTGAAAAGAATAATGAATATTTATTAGAAATACCTATGTGGGAGGAATATGTATCAGAAACAAAATCTGATATTGCTGATTTTAAAAATGATAGTGGTAATAATGCTGGTGGAATAATGCCTGGTGCATTTTTAAGTAATTTTATTCCTAAAAATACAAATTGGGTTCATTTAGATATAGCATCTATTGATTATCTTCACAGTGAAACAAAGATGAGATATAAGGGAGCTACAGGAAATATTATAAGAACATTATTTGATTTTTCTAAAGAAAAAGGATTAACAAATGATTTATAATTTACATTTTCTGGTTTTCTATTTTCTATTTTCTATTTGAGATTTTACGATTCTTTATTTAATTTATCTAATTCTTTCGTAAAATCATCTAATTCTTTATTTAACAAGAATAATTGATTTCTTAAATAATTTATTTTTACATAATTATTATTATAATTATTATAACTTAAATTATTTATATTTTTTATAATATTCATTCTTGTATTTTCTAAATCACTGATATTTTTTTTTAATTTTCCTTTATTTATTTTAGTATCTATTTTAGTAATTAATTTATTTGTATAATTGCTATCATGATTTTTTATTTTAGTAATTTCATTTAATATACTTTTTTCATAATAATCATTATTATTCATTTGTCCGTATTTTATTCCTAATAGAATAGCTTTTAAGAATAAAATTTTATGCTGATTGTTTTCAATTACATCTTCTATTTTCATTATTTAATTACAATAATTTATTTTAAAAAAATAAGCTAATCGAAAATAATTTAAGTTTTTTATATTAATTATTTATATGGGTGCTATTATTTCTAAAAATAATCAGAAATATATAAATTCTAATTGGAATGAATTAAAGTGTAGTCCTATAGGACCTTTATTACAAGTAATTGGTATAGCTCCTGGTGATGCTAAAAGCACAGCTAATAAATGTCAATCAAATTCTTTCTCAAATCAATTTAATTCAAGTATGAGTGATCAATTTAATGCAACTAAAAAATTAAATAGTGGAATGGGAGCAATAAATGGAACATTAAATAATTTTCGTGCAATGTTTGCAACAATACAACAACAAATATTTAAAGATTTATCAAAAATAGCAGATATAATATTTGGAATATATATAAAAATAGGAAATATCATATTAGTTATTAATAAAAATTTGGTTAATATTATGATGGTATTTAAACATATGGTTAATACATCTATCGCAGTTGCTATTTTACTTATATCTTTTATGAATCTTTTAAGAGTACCTATTAATGGTGTAATTAAATTTATTAATGCATGGAGATAAATTTTATTATGTTTATTATGTTTATTATGTTTATTATGTTTATTATGTTTATTATGTTTATTATTATTCTTTAAGAAATTATTTTTTAAAGAATTAAAAAAAAATGAACATAAAACTATTAAAATATTATAAGTATAAAATAAATATGCCACCCAAGAAAAAGACTGTTGAAGAAATTTTTGTTAAGAAGACTCAATTAGAGCATATTATTGATCTACCCGATACATATATTGGATCAGTTGAAAATACTGAATTAGATACATGGATATATGATGAAGAAAATGAAAAAATTATTAATAAAAATATAACATATATTCCAGGATTATATAAAATTTTCGATGAGGTATTAGTTAATGCGATTGATCAACATGTTCGTGTTGAAAATGATATAAATATAAAACAAAAAGTTACAGAAATAAAGGTTAATATTGACCAAGAAAAAAATTGTATAAGTATATCAAATAATGGAATTGGTATTCCTATTGTAGAACATAAAGAACATAAAATATATATTCCAGAATTAATTTTTGGACAATTATTAACATCTTCTAATTATGATAAAGATGAAAAGAAAGTTACTGGTGGAAAAAATGGATATGGTGCTAAATTAGCTAATATATTCTCCACAAAATTTAAAATAACTACGATTGACCATGAAAAAAAATTAAAATATGAACAAGTATTTGAAAATAATATGACAAAAAAAAATAAACCAATTATTACGAAATGTAATGATAAACCTTATACAAATATAGAATTTTATCCTGATTTAAATAGATTTAATATTGATAAAATAAATGATGATACAATTAATTTAATGAAAAAAAGAGTTATTGATTGTACAGCATGTACAAATAAAAATGTAAGTGTTTATTTAAATGATAAAAAGATTGAATGTAAAACATTAGAAAAATATGTTTCTTATTATTTAAATGATGACAATGAAAAAGTATATGAAGAAGTAAATGATAGATGGGAAGTTGTTATGGTTGTTAATCCTGATGCTAAATTTGAACAAGTTTCATTTATTAATGGTATATCTACAATGAAGGGTGGAAAACATGTAGATTATGTTGTAAATGGAATAACAAAAAAACTTCAAACATACATTAGTACAAAAGGTTATAAAAGAAAAAAATTAGATTTGAAAGCTGCACATTTAAAAGATAATATGTTTATATTTGTTAAATCTACTGTAGAAAATCCATCATTTGATAGTCAGATTAAAGAATACTTAACAACACCATCTTCAAAGTTTGGTTCAACTTGTATTTTATCAGAAAAATTCATTGAAAAAGTATTAAAAACTTCATTAATTGATAGGGCTATTAAATTGAATGAATTTAAAGATACTTTGGGATTACAAAAAATTAGTGGAAAGAAAATATCAAGTGTTAGGGGTATTGAAAAATTGGATGATGCGAATAAAGCAGGTTCAAATGAATCATTGGATTGTACATTAATATTAACTGAAGGAGACTCTGCGAAGGCATTAGCAATTGCTGGATTAAGTGTAATTGGTAGAGATTATTATGGAGTATTTCCTTTAAGGGGAAAATTATTAAATGTGAGAGACATTAATATGAAAAGAATCACAGATAATCATGAAATAAGTTCATTGGTGAAAATTATTGGACTTAAATTTTCTAAAAAGAAAGATAATACTGAAGATATAACAAAAGATTTAAGATATGGTAAAGTATTAATTTTAACAGATGCTGATGTTGATGGAAGTCATATCAAAGGGTTATTAATTAATCTTTTTTCTGTATTCTGGCCTGAATTATTAAATATCCCTGGATTCTTGATGTCTTTAGCAACACCTATTATCAAAGTTAAGAAACAAAAAAATGTTCATGAATTCTATACATTAACAGAATTTGATAAATGGAAAGAGACAATTGACAATTTAAAACAATGGACTATTAAATATTACAAAGGGTTAGGTACAAGTACATCTGAGGAAGCAAAAGGATATTTTACTAATATTGAAAAGAAAAACATTAAATATTTAATTGGTAACGAAATGATTGAAGATACAGATATATCAAAATCAAAACAAAAAATTGAATTAGCATTTGATAAAAAAAAAGCAGAAGAGAGAAAATTATGGTTAAAATCATATAATAAAAATAATATTATTGAACAAACACAAAAAAATGTAGAGTTTCATGAGTTTATTGATAAAGAATTAATTCATTTTTCAGATTATGATTGTAAAAGGTCTATACCAAATATTATAGATGGATTAAAACCGTCCTTGCGTAAAATTATGTTTAGTTGTTTAAAAAGAAATTTAAAAAAAGAGATTAAAGTAAGTCAATTAGCAGGATATGTTAGTGAGAATAGTGCTTATCATCATGGAGAACAATCTTTATATGATTCTATTATTGGATTAGCACAAGACTATGTGGGATCGAATAACATAGAATTATTAGAACCAAATGGTCAATTTGGTACTCGTTTAGAGAATGGTAAAGATTCTGCTTCTCCAAGATATATTTTTACAAACTTGTCTGAAATATCTTTTCATATATTTAATCCTTTAGACAATCCATTATTAGAATATAATGAAGACGATGGACAAAAAATTGAACCGATATGGTATATTCCTGTTATACCAATGATATTAGTAAATGGGACTGAGGGTATCGGAACAGGTTTTAGTACAAAAGTTCCATGTCATAATCCTGAAGAAATTATTCAAAATTTATATAATTTAATGGATGATAAACAAGTAGTTCAAATGAAACCATGGTTTAGAGGATTCCAGGGTAAAATTGATTTTAAAAAAATCAATGATTTTGGAGTACAGCAATATGTTAATAATGGATGTTATAAAATTATTGATGATACGACAGTTCTAATAAATGAACTACCAATTGGAAGGTCAACAGAAGATTATAAACTATTTTTAGAGTCTATATTATATGATAAGAATACTGAATCATCTAAACATTGTTTAGTAGATTTTATCAATCATTCTACAGAAAAAGTTGTTAAAATAATTCTTAAATTTAGAAAAGAAATACTAAAGGAGATGATATTAAATGATAAATTTGGAACAATATTCAAATTAAGTGATTCTAAATATACAAATTATTCAAATATGCATTTATATAATAATAAGGAATTAATCAATAAATATGATAGTGCTGAAGAAATTCTACGTGAGTTTTATGGATTGAGACTTATTTTTTATGTTAAAAGAAAAGAACATCTATTGAAAATAATTAAAAAGGATTTGGACATTCTAAAATCAAAAATTCGATTTATTGAAGGTTTTATCAATAAAACAATTAATATAATTAATAAAGAAGATGATGAAATTAATGAATTATTAGAAGAAAATTATTTTCCAAAATTTGGTAATGATGACAATGAAGATAATTTAAATTATGATTATTTATTAAATATGAGAATTAGATCATTAACGAAAACAAAAATTGAAGAATTAAAACATCAACTTGAAAATAAATTGGCAATGTTTAAAGATATTGATTCAAAAAGTGCGAAAGATTTATGGAAGATTGATTTAGAAAAATTGTTAGAAATTTATAAAAAGGATTTAAAAAAATATAATGATATCATGAACAATCATATTAATTCAGAAATTACTAAAATTAATTCCAAGAAAAAAAAGACATCTAAAAAATAAATTATAATCAATTTTTTTAAAATAATCAATTTTTTTAAAATAATCAATTTTTTTTAATAATTATTATAAAATATATTTATAATAATATTTATTATAAATCTCCACTTCACGAACATGAAATCCATGATAAGAATTTTTAAATTTATTACTTTTCAAAATACCTTTTATTAAATATTGGTTATTATAATCTTCATATAAATCAATAATACCTTTTATTAACAAGATTAAAATAATATGTAGCTATAATTTGATATTTAGACATATATTATATTCTATTAAAAAATTTTTTTGTAATTATAAATTAAATGAAAATAGCTTTATTAATTTCAGGAACGCCAAGAACTTTTTTTTTTGATGAACAAATAAATTTTTTCAAAAAATTAAAACAAAAATTATGTTCTGAAAATAATAGTGTTGATGTATATATTTTTTTAAAATTACAAGATGTTGGAAAATATAATTTTTTTATTTCAAAAGTGTCAATATCAAAAATTATAGAACATTATGATAATTTAAATCCTGTTTATTTTGAAATTATAAATAATTTTGGCAATGAATATAAAAATAAAGAATTAGATAGATACAAGCGAAATTATTATAGTATAATGAAACCAATTGATATATTATTAAAAAAAACTGAAAACATTCAAAAATATGACTGGTTTATTCGTATCCGCCCTGATTTTTATTTAGATTTATCTAAAATGAAATTTAATTTTAATAAGAAAAATACTAATAATATTTACACTGTAGAAAAAAATAATAATGGAGGTAATGATCAATATTTTATATTTTCAAGATTATTATATAATATTTGGTGGAAAAAATATTTATCAAATAATATTAAAAATATACCTAAAAATCCAGAATATTATATATTTAATTTTATTAATAAAAATAATATTATAAAAGAAAAAATAACTTATGGAATTGTAAGAAATTATAATTCTATTCAATCATGGAATAATAATAATAATAGATATGAATTAGTGTTAAAAGATTATTGGTTGAATAATAATATAAATTTTAAATCTATAGATTATTTAACATTTGAAAAAGAATTAAATAAAACTATAAAAAAAACAAATAAAAATATTATATATACTTATCTTTATGATTAATAATTTTCTAAATCCACTAATATAATTAACATCTTTGATATTATCCATCTTATACATATCACACATATCAAAATTAATATATTTTAACCAAAATATATTTAGAGTGTGATTCTAAATATATTTTTTTAGTTTTTAAATTTTATTTTAAAAAAAAAGGATTTTTATATTATAAATTATATTAAAGAATTTTTATGTTAATAAATTATGAACGATCCACAAGATTTACTTTATACGAATAATTTTTTAAATACAAATATTATTAATGAGACAGAAATAAATGAACAAACCAAGAATTATGATAGATTTATAGAATATCAAAACAATCAAAATACTGAAGAAACAAATAATACAATGAAATATCTAAACAATGATAATGAAGAGACAGATTCATTAAATATACAAAAATCAAATTATCAACCTTTCCCAAATGATAATAATAAAAATAATTATCCAATGTTCGATCCTTTATTAAAAGATTTAAGTAAAAATGTATATACAAAATTAAGAGATGTTGTTGTTAATATAGACACGGGTTATAGAAATCCAATATTTTATCCATTGAGTACTAATTTAGAAGTACAATTATCTAAAACATTAAATAATATTCATCAAATTGAAATTTCAAATATAAATATACCAAATTTTTTAAAATCAGTTAATTCTATGACAAATAATTTTTCATGGCAATATTATAATGATTATTATTTAAATACAGAAATATCATACAATCTTATACCTTTTCCAACAAGAGATATGTTTTATGCGTTATTTGATATTAAATATGCCGCATTTATTATACCAGAAAATATTATTGACATAGATGGAACATATGATCCATCACAATTTTTAACATATCAAAATAATATTCGAGAAGGAAATTATACAGTTGATCAATTATTACGTGAAATTGAGATATCATCTACAAATATTCTTCATGGTGAAAATAAATCTGTTATATTACAAAAAAAAGAAACAAATATATATGATATTTGCGAAGAACCTTATTATTCATTTCCATCTTTAAGAAAAAGTCCTCATTTATGGAAATTTGAAATTAATAAACAAAATGGAGGTATATTTGCGACAAATAGAATAGAAGAAATTGATATTTATAGTGTTCAAATGTTTTTAAATCCATCTAAACCTTTAACAGAAAATTATTTCAAACAAAATGATATATTCCATGAATATAGTAGTTTAGGTCCTAATTATACTTTAGATCCAGATTATATATATATTACTGTACCGTTTATTCAATATAAAACTGATCAATGGTTTAATAATTCATCAGAAAAAGATAATACAACTTTATATCCAGATAAAAATTATTATAATCCATATAAACCTAATCCATTTCCTCTTGTTATTACACAAGATAATACTGTTAATACTGAAATAAATAACTTCATGTCACTAATATCAATGACAACATTTTGGGATTTGAGAATATATACAGAACCAACTTTTCCTGATTTTCCTGATTATCGTATTCCAGAAAGTGAAATGAAAAATATATCTTATTATAAAATTTCTGATATAATAACGATTCCAGATTTAAATTTAAACTTAGTACGTTTTGCATTAAGATGGTCTCCTATAACATCAAAGGGTGTTCCTTTCCAAAATTCTATACCAAAAGCTGATTTTGGTTATTTCAACCCTCAAAGTAGCAATACTATGATATTTAATTTAGTTTTACATAAATTTTTAAGTACTGATATATCTGTCAATAAACTATTTACTTTAGGTGTATCAAATAAAAGAATTGGTAGAGCTTTACCGTGTAGATTTATTTATGGAAAAGAACAATCTGTATATAGACATCATAAAACAGAAAACATTTATGAGACAAAAAAAAGTATTTTAGAATATTTTGACTTTTCTATTCCAAATTCTACAAATGGAGATATTAAAAATATATCTAATAAAGGATTTGGTTATATTCATTCTAATTTATATGGTTCTTCGTTGGACCAAAAAAATCCAATAAATCAATTCATAGAGTCGTTAAGTTATTTTAAAACAAAAAGTGTTGATTTAAGTTTAAAAATTATTAATGACAACAATTATTTTTTAAGGAATAATAATTATGTTTATATAAGAATTAGTTTTAATGGTATTGATTTAAATAAAACAAGACAAAATGAAAATATTATTTCTTCCAGTGAAAATCATTTTAATGTTAATCAAAATTATTCAAATTCAACATTAATAAATTATTTAGGAATTGGTGAGTCTGTTAATTGTTACTATCAATTGTTTGATATTACAAATAAAAATTATGAAGGTATTTTTTGTAAAATATTTACATCAACAATACCCGGAGATATAAATGTTTTAGATAATAATATATCAAGTAAAATAATATTTAATGCTTATGATAATTTATTAAATGGTATATCATCTATAAAAATAGAATTATTAGATTCTGAACTAAAAATTATAAAAACTGAAGAAGATTATAGTTTTGATTTAAAATTCATTTATAGTGATTCTAAATTAAAAGAAACAAATATTAATACTAAAACAAATAAAATAGATTTAGTTGGAACCAATTATTAATTATAATTTATATTTAAAAAAAAAAATAGATATTATTATTAGATGAGTCAATTTCAAAATGGAAGAGTTATTACTACAAACCAACCTTTGAAAGATTTAAAAATGATCGATAATAATACTACAGAAAAAAACTTTCAAATTGAAGCTTTATATGGAATTCAAGAAACAACACAATTAAATAAATTATATTTTTCAAAAAAAAATATGGATATTATTCAAAATAATATTCGATATAAAGTATATATTAATACAGAAAAAAAACATATTATTGATAAACAATCAGATATAGAATTAGAAATTGTTATGAGATCTATTTATTTACAACATAGTCCTAATTTACCAAATCAAATACTAGAACAAATAAATTATTTAAATGAACTTGTATGCAATTGGTGTTCAGAAAAAATAATACCAGAACTTTATCAATATATTGGTTATTTAAAAGAAATTGAATATATGCCTGTACCAATTGAACATCCTATAAATATATCTTCCAAGGGGACAAAAACATTGAGATCTGTTACTACTACATTTTAATTGTAATTAATTGAAATTAATTAATTAATTGTAATTAATTGAAATTAATTAATTAATTGTAATTAATTAATTGTAATTAATTGAAATTAATTAATTAATTGTAATTAATTAATTGTAATTAAATTTAAATATATAGAATTTTAATGAAAAAAATTTATCTTTCATTATTATATGGAATTAGTTAGCTTTTTGGTTAATTTTTTAGCAATATTAGGATTTATAATTCTTATTTCTTATACTATTAGCTATTTAATAGAGTATTATAAACAAGTAGTTGCGAATGCTGCTAATAAAAAAATAAACCCTCCTTATGCATATATGCAAAATAATGGAATTAAATGTCCTGATTATTTATCAAATACAGGAAATAATACTACAAGTTATACTTGCTCTAATAGAGATTTTAATATTAATACTAAGGATTCTAAATGTTTCTCAAATACTGCAAATAAAACAGTAGACTTTCCTATAATTCCTGCAGGAAAAACTTGGGAATTAGGAAATCCTGGAGGATTAACATCCTTAACCGATAAAGAAAGATATGATTTTGTTCGTTCTAATACTACTAATAATAAATCAAGATGTGGTTGGATTAAAGATTGTGGAATTAATACTGGTGTTGATGCTGTATGGCAAGGTGTTAATAAAATATGTAATTCTGTAGACCCATCACAAACATCTATATAATTATTTATTTAAAAATATAATCATTTAAAATCTTTTTACTATTAAAATATTATGGACTTATTAAAGAAAGTTTATCCTAAAACGTTAGATGACATAATATTTTATAAAGAAGAAATCAATGAAGCATGTAAATGGATCACAGATTTTAAAAATAATATTGATAGAAGTAAAAAAGTTTTACTAATTATAGGTGATACCGGTTCAGGTAAAACAACCATTGCACATTTATTATTTAAAAAATTCGAATACCAACTTATTGAATTAAATACATGTGATATTCGAAGTCAAAAAAAATTAGGTGAGTTTCTTCATAAAACATTAGGGTTTAATAATGTAATTGATATGTTTTATGAAAAAAAAAGACCTATTGGATTAGTTTTAGACGAACTTGAAACGTTATGTCAAAATACAGATAAAGGTGGACTTAGTGAATTTATTAAAATTTTAAAAGATAATTTTAAATATGAAAAAAATAAATTAAAATTAGAAGAACAAAATAATAAAAAAAAAACGAAAAAAAGTATAGAAAATAAAGTGAAAATTGACATGAATACATTTATTTCTATTGAAAATCCTATCATTTGCACTTATACCGATAATAATGATAAAAAAATTAATGAATTAAAAAAATTTGCACATGTCATACAATTAAAAAGTATTCAATATAATGAATATGATTCTTTTATTAATACTATTAATAAGGAATATAAACTATTTAACAATATGAAAATTGATACAGACGTTTTTAAAAATGTTTTTAATGAATGTACAAATGATATTCGAAAAACTTTACAATCTTTGGAAAATATAATATTATGTACTGATAAGAAAGTTGATATGACTAAATATAACTTAATTAAAAATTTAAATGATACAACTAAAAATGATATTCAATTAACAAATGCAGTCTCTTTATTGTTAAATGAAAAAATTGATTTTAAGAAATTAGATTTGTTGTTTTATTTAGAGCCTTATCATTTACCATATACGGTATATCATAATTTAATAACCTTTTTAGAAAATACTGATATAAAAAATGAAAAGATAAAATTTGATATTTATAGTAAATATTTGGATTCTTTATCGAATTTTGATAAAATAAATAATTTAATTTACGAAAGTGCAGAATGGTCTGATATTGATAATTATTTAAAATATTATGGCGTTTATCTTCCAAATTATGATATTAATAGTTATTCTTTCAAAAATAAAAAAAATACTGAATTTGAATTTACAAATATTCATAATAAAGCATCTCAAATGTTGGTAAATAAAAAATTAATGTCGAATGCTAAATATAGTCTTAATAAAAAATATACATCAGTGAATAACACTATCTTAAATTGTGAATTATTATTTTATTTTTTCAATGAATTTAGAGAATGTATTATCGCCGAAGATTTTAAAAATCTTCACAAGAAAAAATTAATATTATTTATGAATAAATATAAAATTAATTACGATAGTTTGGAAAATATATTAAAAATTGAAAAAATTAATAAAGATGAAGATAAAAGAAAAAAAAATATTACTATTTTATTAAAAGAAAAAATAATTGAACATTTAGATATTACATTAAGAAACTAAAAAACTAATAAAATATTTTTTATTTTTTATTTTTTATTTTTTATTTTTTTTATTATACTCATTTGGATTGTATACAACCGAACTATCTTTCTTGTCTTTTTTTATTTCTGGATAACATACTTTGCATTCTCCATTATTATTTGTACATTTACAATTAGCAAAGGAATTTAATTTTCCATCTTTTATACATATACTTGGCATAAAAGCTGGTTTATAATCTTTATTAATTTTTTTACATTCTCCTCCTAAACCTTTTATAGGTGACAATAGCTTTTTACTCGTGAAATTTTCTCTATATAAATATTGATTTATAATCATCAATATAAAAAACACTGATAATAATATTATAATTAATAAATTATTCATTAATTATAATAAATATTTTTATTTATAAGAATAATCCTTTAATTACCAAAATTTTGAGGTTCGCCTAAGCATCTATTTTTTGTGTAATTATTGGTTTTTAATCTTTTCTGAACTGAACCAGCAGTCTGTGGTAACCATTGAGGACCTGGTACTGGTGCAACTAAACCATCTGGTTTATTATTCATTCCACTGCATAAATTTCCATTGTATGTCTGAGTATCTCCTACACACATTATTTGATCCTTTGGAAAATCTCCTACAGTATCATCGTTATTATTCATTAAACTTGGATTCTTGATAAATTTAGTTGTAATATTATCAAAAATATGTACATTCGATTGTTGACTTCTATCTTTTAATGGATCGATAACATTTTCTTGCATAACTTGCTCGTTATTATTATTGACAAACCCATCAACTTTACCATTATATTTTTCTACTTCATCCATATTTAATGCTTTTTCTTTTAATATCTTTTTGAATTTATTAGGATCATTCATATAGGAAGAACATAACTTCTTAATTTTCTCCTTATCATCTTTATCTACTAAAGCACGTGACACCATATCAATAACCACCATACATACCAATAAAGTTGTTAATGGTATTAATATTTGATTAATATATGAATTATCAGAATATTTATAAGCCTTGACAAATCCAAATACAATAATTGAAATTAACACTGATATTGGAAAACTAAATGTATATATTGGATTTTTTATTAATAAATATCGTTCGACAATAGCATCACAATCTATTTCCATCTTATATAATTTATATATATAAAAATATATATAAATTAATTTTATTATTATTGTTATTGTTTTATTTCTATTATTTTAATTATCGTTTTTTCTATTAATTTATTAATTTATTAATTTAATTACGATTATTTTATCCTAAATTACGATTGTATAATAATACGATAAATATTATTAATACCGCCATAATTGGAGGCCAGACATGTAGATATCCTAAATTATTAAAGTTAGTCATCATTGAATATACAGCATATTGATATATATTATTTGCGGCTTTATTTACTTTCGGAAATAATAAATTAATAATTTTTAATGATATATATGCTATAGCTAATCCACTTATAGCTACTACAATTGTTGACATATCTGGATTTTTTTTTATCATAATTGTCATTATGACTAATGTAATTATAATTGATACTGCAAATTCAAAACTGAAATCTATATTATTTTCACTCATATTATATAATATTCATATATTTTATTTTCTAATTATTTTAATTAATTAGCAAAAACGATAGAACCTATTCCTCCGATTATCCTTAATACATTATAACTCCTCGCATACATATAACAATCAAATTTTTCATCTACTGGATAATTATCATTTATATTTAACCTGAACTCTTGCTTATTTAAAAGTGAAAAATTTAATGACCCCGATGGTTGTGCCTTTTCTGGCTCAAATGAAAATGATAATAAATATACTGGCTGATCTGTTTTTCCTGTATGATATTTCCATTGATTTAAATTTCTATAAAAATTCGAATCTAATACCTCTTGTCTGTCATTATTATTTAAGACTGGTTGAAATGTATCCATAATATTCTCATATCCATTGAAATATGTCTGCAATTGTATATTTGTTAGATTATTTACCGTTTTTTCCTTAATTGAATCCAAAAATTCTTTAGATCCACTATACTCATCCTCTAAAAATACATTATTTAATGTATAAATATTCTTTTCATTAAAATACTTATATACATATTCTAATGTCTTATTCTTATTTATTCCTGTAAAATTATACCAATCATTCGATAAATATAAATCATCGCGTGTTAAATACCAAATTATTTCTATAATAGGATTACTAAATGATGTACTCAAATAATTTGGACCACGACTTAATCCCTGAAATAAATTAAATTGTGTCTGCGTTATTAAATATTCATGTGATGTCTGGGCAAATGTCTTCTGCTCATCTTCCCCTAAATAAATATAATTCGCTAATATTGTTGAATTACCACTCCAATTATTCTGCGTAAAATAATATATTATATTTGTCTGATCATATCCTTTCTCTAATAAATAATTTCTTATACTTATATTCTCTTCACTATTCTCATAATCCCCGAATAATTGCTGCGGAGACACCAAAGGATTACCTATCATGAATAAATCATTTAATTTATTGTATATTACATCTATATATGTTTCTGTATATTGTAATGCTATTAATGGTATTGATGAACCACTGTTTTGACAAAACCAAAATGAAAATGGTATATATAATTTATACGCTAATATCGCTAAACTTTGTTCGTCTATATTATCTGATAATTGTTGCCCCGAATTTTTTAAATAATCTACATTTCCCACTAATTCATTGTATTTCTTTTTCTGTATTTCATCATTGCATAACTCATTATATACTTTCATATAATCACCAGTCTGTCTTTCAATTAATGAACCGTCGAATCGAATTGACGTTTCTCTTATAATTTTATTCCCAACACTATCACACCACCCAAATGGTATTTTATTATTCGTAAATATTGCAGGTAATTCATATGTTAAATAACTATCATATAATAAATCTGCGTTTCTATTTATTTTACATGTTGCTGTGGTATTTTGTGTTGCAGTAAATGTTGGTGCCGGATCAAAAAATAAAGTTATGTATTCTGAACCAAATTTTGTATGTCTTTTATAAACTGTTTTAAAAAAAGTAATAGAAGGATTTCCTATTAAGAATATATTCTGACCTCCTTGTGATAATAATTGCATCATTCCACCTGGCATTCTATATATTTATATCTACTTTATTTTTATATTACTTATTTATTCTCATTTTAATTTATTTATTATATTTATTTATATTATATAAAAATGAATATGACTATGAATACGAATATGCCTAATGAGACTGAGAATGATAAGATAATTAAATTATCACAAAATAGTGAAAATGAGATTAAAAGACTTATTAAAGCTATTAAACTATTTACAGATAATACATCTGGAAAAGAACCAGATGAATCCTATTATCAAAAAAAACAACAACTTATGGCTGATATTACACAAACAAATACAGAAATTGAAGGTATATTAAAATCTCTATCAAACAAGACCGGACATCCAATAGATAATTTGAATCTTTTAAAAAATAAATTTGATAATTTTAATAAATTAAAAGATAAAGCAGTGAATTTACAAGATAAATATGCACAATGTCAAGATAAAGAAATAAAAGATTTAAATATAATTTTAGTTAGAGAAAAAGATAATAAAAAAAATGTAAATTCATTTATAAGTACATTTCAAAAAGAATTAAAAAAATTTACTAAGAATCAAGCCCATATTGAAAAAATAGTAGCTTATACAAATAATGTATATAACAAATATAAAATTAAGATAAAAGAAATATATACTGAATTATTTGAAGTTTTCAATAATGAATTAGGTAGGTATCAAAAGAATAAGGATAAGTTTATTGAATTAACACAAGAAGTATTAAGTTTCGAGCATACAGATAATATTACAGGTCAAATTGACACTATTAAAGGACACAAGAATTTTATAAAACAATCATCAGTCAATACTTCAGGAATATTTAATATAATAAAAAGTATCAATGATACTATCAACATTGGAATTAAACATCAAAACTTTACTAATAATTTGAATGGTCGTTTACGTGCTTTTTATGAACAGTATAAAAATATAATAGCACAAACATTAGCAAAATTAAAAATCGAACATGCAGACTATAACATGTTATGTCAGCAATTACAAAATAAAGTACAAGAAATTAAAAAATTTAAAAAAGCATCCCCAGGAACTCAATTTAATGACGAAATAACAAAATTACTCGAAGAATATGATACTTTAATAACGACAAATAAAGAATGTCAAGGTATTGGTACAGCTGTTGGTGCGGCTATGGGTACAGTTGCGGGTCAAGGTAGTCGTATAAATTCTCAATATAAAGTTAATTTCATTCCTTCTCCAACTAATTCTGGTTCTAATACTGGTTCTAATGATGAAGTAAACGTTGACTTTTCTGCCGTCCAGCAAATAAACAAAACGATAAAAAATAAAATAAACTCTTTAGCATTATCAAATCAAAATTTAAATGCATCCAAATTGTTTGACAAACTTCAAGAACCTAATAAGTCGGGTAAAAAAAAACTTATAATAAATATAAAAGATATACAAAGATATCATAACTATTATTCGAAAAATATATCAAAAGTACGGAAACATAATAAAAAACATTAATAGAATCAAATTAAATACTTTTCATTTCACAAATAATTTATATTATTTTAATATAGATTACTATGGCTAATAATTCAAAATTAGATATAGATATAGATTTATTAACGGATAATTATGAAATCTATAATAATTCAGTAGATAATTTTGAAATTGAATTTGGATCTTATCGAAATAAAGATTCTGCAAAAAATGTAGAAAATATTACCATTGAAAAAAATAGAATTGAGATAACAAAACAAAAAAAATACACAAATTATATTCGTGGTAAAAAAACTGCTCCAGAAGGAAGTATTATGTTCTTTGCACACACATACAAAGATTTAATAAACGAATTATTTATAAATAAATTAAGAAGTATTAATTGTGATTTAATTAAGAAAAACGATTTAATGATAGAACCACGTGAAGATGAAAATATCCATATACATGTTAAAAATAATGCTACATTAATAGAAACAACATTTCCACTTCAACTTTGTTATAAAACTATAAATAAAAATAAACAAAGAACAACTTTTATCTTATACTTTTTTGATATAAAATGTACATATGATACTAAAAAACAAAAAATAAATATTGAAAAAATAAATAGAGATCCACTTGAAAAATTTTTATCTAAATCTTTACCTTTTAGAAAAAAAATAATCAAAAACATAAAATGTGATGAAAATAATTTATTTAAAGGAAAGATATCTAAAATAAACCCAATTATTGAATTATATAAAGAACAGAAACAAGAAATACAAAAAACATTATTAAAAGCAAATTTTATTTATAAATGTAGTGGTTGTATAAATGGCATAACTACAATTTATTTTGGTAACGAAGTTATTCCGTTAAATAATAGTAATATTCAACAACAACAAACTAAAGGTATAATTGGTAATGAAATTGGGTTAATAAGGAATGAAAATGGATATCATATTTTTAAATTAGATCCAAAACTTATTCAAAAATTTATAGATGACCCGAAAAAACAAAAAAGTACTTTAGGAGATATACTGTATTATTATAAAAAAAGTACTTTAGGAGATATACTGTATTATTATATTTTGAATTTTATTTATTACAAATATCAGATTTTTAAATATTGTGAAAAAACGAAACCAATGAATTATATATTACCTGTTAAAAAGATTGTTAAAATTAAGGATAATGTAATGATTATATCTTATAACGAAGAAGCAAAAAAATTTAACGAATCTGATTTATATACACTTTTAGAATATATTAAAAAAAGGGCACCATCTATTATTATTGTAAATACCCAAGAGTCAGCATCAAGAATTGGTGACAGTGGTACTTATGTAGGATGGAAAGATGTGCAACATTTTCAACATATTTTTAGAGAATCTATTGAAAAAGATAAATATTATAAAATGGTAGATAAGAGTGATGCGAGTTTAATGAAAGGATATATCATGAAAAAAAATAAGAATGTAAGAATGAGAATATATAAAAAAACGGAGAATAATAATATTGAAATAGTCAATGAAAAGAATATAAATTTAAAACAATCTACGAAAAGTGGTTTAGGGGAACTATTTAAATTTACTGTATGGAAAGGTTCAATTATGTGTGAATTAACTTTAAAGAAAAATAAAAGCCCAATAGCACAGAAATTTATTTTTGTAAATTCACATTTATTTTTCGATAGTCACAATTATAAAAAAGGTTCAGGAATAAAAACAAGAATAAAAATGTTCATGGATTTAATTGAAGAATTTAAACTATATGAAAAATATAATGATGGGTATAATATATTTTTTTTGGGTGATCTTAACTTTCGATTAACCAAATTAGCTAATGATAAACATTTATATAATTCAAATAAGAATGATGACGGTAAAAAAGAATATATTGTAAGTATTGTCAAAGACCATTTGATAAATATGAGAAATAATAAAAATAATAAAAATAATAAAAATAATAAAAATAAATTATATGAAAAAGACGAAATATATGAATTTTTAAAAAGTGAAATTAAGAAATTAACCAAAGATAATGATAATGAGAGTGAGACTGAAACAAACAAACTTTTACCTAATAAAAATAATATAAATAAATCTAATCAAAAAAAAATTTTATTAGAAGAATTTAAAAAAAGCATTGAAGAATCACGAACATTTTTATCATTTAAATATAAAAATAATATAAATTTGAAAGAATTATACAATGATAAGAGTACTAATAATAGTATTACTAATTTAACATATGACGATATTAAAAAATATTTTAAAACAGAAGATAAAACAAGATTAAAAAAAGTTACATCAGCAATGACACCAACATTTTTCGGTTCTAAAACTGAAAAATTAGATGATATTATTAAACCTCCATCAAATCCAGATAGAATTGTATATGCACTACAAAAAGATATAAAGATTAAAAAAGATGATCTAAAAATTTTTTTAGAACCACGAAAATCAGATCACAAAATGATTACATTAAATTTTGATTTGTAAATTTGTAAATTTAAATATAAATTTGTAAATTTAAATTTGTAAATATAAATTTGTAAATTTAAATTTGTAAATATAAATTTGTAAATATAAATTTGTAAATATAAATATATATGAAATGTTTCAGTTTTAAAGAATTAAAATTTAAATATGGTATTTTTGATGAATCAGTAGACTGTACATATATAATTCATCTTGAAAAAAACACACAAAGACTAAAAAATATAAAAATACAATTACATAAATATGCTCCATCTAAGAAAATTTATATTTACAACAATAAAGGATTCAAGAAATGCAAGAAAAACCTATATAAACAAAAAAGTAATTATGATATAATTCATTCTTATTTAGAAATATTTAAACATGCACATTCTAAAAAATATAATAATATTTTAGTATTAGAAGATGACTTTATTTTAGACAGAATTATTTTACACGAAGATATTAACAATATTAATAAATTTTGTTTAAAAAATAAACAAGAATATTTTAATTTAAGTATGGGTACAGTGCCATTACTTTTCTATCCTATAAACAAACATTTTAATAAACCAATTATAAATTTTGGAGTACATAATACAATATATTCAAAAAAGATGAGAATAAATTTATTAAATAATGAAAAATATATTTATAAAGTAGGTGATTGGGATGTGCATAATAATTTAATTAAGAATAGATATTTTTATTATAAGCCATTGATTTATCAAAGATTTGAAGAAACTGAGAATCAAAAGAATTGGCCATTGTTTATATGTTTTAAATATATATGTTTAAAATACATAAAATATATGAATTTTAAAAATAATCCAAAAAAAGCATTTGAACTTCATTATAAGATATCATTTGGAATATCATTATTATTATTTTTATTTATTATATTTATTATTTATAAATTATTCTTTTATTTATCGTGTAAATAGAATTTGAAGTAATATCCAAAGACCTATGAATTGTAGAATAGTATCAACAGGTTTTATACTAGGTATAATCTTGACTAATATATTATTCCATAAATATTTACCAAAAAATAAAAATAGAATCAATAAGAATGATGAAACAAATAGTATTATTGTACTTAATTCCTTTACATTATCTAAATTATTTTCATTATCTTCATTATTATTTTCAAAAAATTCGTTATTTGAAAGTATTGATGTAATATTTTGTTGTATTCTTTCAATCATTATATAATTTATAAATATATAATTTATAAATTATAAATTAAAGTTTTTATTTTATTTTAATTATTTTAATTTGTATTCATTGTATTTGTATTCATTGTATTTGTATTATTCATAATTCTATTTAATTGATCTCCATTTATTTGATTAACATTCATTAAATTACTATTATTGCTATTATTACTACTATTACTACGATTATTACTACGATTATTACTACGATTATTACTACGATTATTACTACGATTACTATTATTTTGATTATTATTCATTGATTTTTTTTGATTATTATTCATTGATTTGCGTTGATTATTAATATTATTATTATTTTGTCCTTTACCGTTAAATTTATATGTATAATCTTTCATAATACGATAATCCATGCTATCATGTATTGATGGAGTACCTCTTCTTGTAATTAATGGTGTTCCTTGTATTAATACCAACTCATCAAATAAAAATTTATCAATTGGAAGGTCAATACCCATAAGTTTAAATTTCTTTCCGAATTTTTTCTTCTGTACTTCTATTTTTTCTGATTTTTTAAAATATAACATATCCATGGATGCTTTTCTTTCATACTTTTTATTTCCATATACTGGTTCGACTCCTCTTTTTTGTAGAAAATTTATAATTTTTTTTAAATGATTATTATCATCTTCTAATTGAATCATTATTTTGTAATATGTTTGATCATAAATTAATTTGAAATTAGTAAGTTTACATTCTAATTTTTCATATTTTTGTACAACAGAATCAACTAAAAAACGAATAATTTTATCCATATATAATTTTGCTATTGATAAATTAAAATATCCAAGATAGATCAAATTTGAACTAACTAAATTAGGAAAATGCAATTCTTGGATATCATATTTATTTATTAATTTTTTTCTAATTACTTTTAATTTTTCTATTAATATTTCATCATTAATAACACATCCAATATAATAATGATGTTTACTATCATTAATTAGATTATTATTTTTGGCTGTACTATTACCTGTAAAAAAACTTGTAAAATTCATTTCTAATAATAACAACTATTTTATTTTTAATTAAAAAAATTAATCAAAATTAATTAATGAATTAACTTTTTTAAGTTTTATATTAGGCATTACTTTTTTTGATATGGTATATAATAAATATTTTTTACCATTTTCATATTTTTCTTTTGCTTTTAAATCAAAATCATGTATTTTTAAAAGTTGTCTTAATAATGTAATTACTTTTTTTTCGTTTATATTTTCTAAATATATTTTGTGTTTGCATTTTATATAGTATTTTTTAAGAATATTAATTTTATTATTTATAATTGTTATAATATCTTTACTAATAATTATCTTTTTAGAAAAACTATAATTTGTTGAATTATTCAATTCAATATTAAAACACTCATTTATCAAGTTCGATAAAAAAATAAGTTCTACATCTTCTCTAAATAATTGATTTTTTGTTTCTATATTTTTTTTAATAGTTGTATCATCAAATAATATTATATTATCCAAATATGTAGAAATTTCTTCAAAAATTACTTTTTTTCTCATTCTATTCTAAACGCATATAATTATTTTTTTAGATATCTTAAATATTTTCTTTAGGCATAGCCATTGTTTTTGCACTTGGAATATATGATGATGTATTAATTTCATTTTTTTCCTTTCTTGTACTATCATATTGAAATTTAGTAAAATTATTCAAATTACCCCCTTGATTTTTTAAAAAAATATTCCTATCATCGTTTCTCGTTTTTTCTATTTGGTCCCTTCTTGTAATAACAGGATTTCTATCAATATATAAATTTTTTTCTTGTCCATTATTAATTGTTTCAAAATTAGACATCATAAAATTTTGTGCATATTGATTTTGAAAGTCATTTTGAACAGGTTTTACATTTTCATTAAATCTTGTATTTGTTGGATTATGATAATTACCCATTTTATTATTATAAAATAGTTGAGAATTTCTATCAAATATATAATTATCATGAGTAGTATTCATTGGTTTTGATTGATTAGATATTTGGGGTATTGTGAATTCAGGTATTTTATTAGAATTATGAGGATTATTCTTATTCGGATTATTCGGATTATTCTTATTCGGATTATTAGAATTATGAGGATTATTAGAATTATTCGAATTATTATAATAATTATTATAATTATTTACATTATTATTATTTATTTCAGTATCAAATAAATAACTATTCATTATTAATATAAAGATATTTAAATTTTAAATAGTAATATATATTCATGTTAAAAAATAATTATAATTATATTTTAAATGGAATATCACACGAAATAAATATTAATTCATCAATAAAAATACAAAGTTATCCATTAGATGAAAAAAAACTATTGTCAAATAAGTTTATGATTAAAATAATAAATGATTTATTTGAATATTTATCGATTGATTATTGTATTATAAATAAAACATTATTAGGACAGAAGATATTCAAAGGAATTAATATATTTGAAGAAGATATTGAAATATTAATACAAAAAAATAATTTAAAAACAGTATTAAAAGAAGAAGAATATTTACAAAACAATAATATATTTATTCAGAATATTGAAAATAAATATATAATATTAAAGACTCTTTTTTTTAATGATATTGAAGTAATAACCTATATTTATTTATTTCATGAAGATAATAATATAATAAATTTTTATAATAAAAATTTAAAAATTTATAATTTAAATTTTTATGATATATTCCCAATAAAAAAAGATGTTTTTGAAGAATTTAGTGTAAGTATTCCAAATAAAGTGAATGATGTATTAGAAACATGTGAAATAAATTTAAATTTTATTACTTTTAAATCATTAAAAATGATAACAAAAAGTTTTATTGAAAATAATTATGATATTTTATATATTTTAATATATTTAATATTTTTATTTTCTAATAAAAATTCTAAAGATTCTAATTCTAATAAAGATTCTAATTCTAATAAAGATTCTAATTCTAATATTGATTACTTCGATTTAATTGATTAATTAATTTTTAGAATTGTTTGAATAAATTTTGGACTAAGTTCGTCTAAATAAAATAAGAATTTATTTTTAACACCTATTAAATTATATATACTTTGGTTATTAATAATTGATATATAAATCAATATATAATAATTCGATTTATTAGTATTTATAATTTGATACCCTTGATTATTATTTTTTTTAATTCTTTTTTCTAAGAATACGATATTTACATTATATATTTTTGATAATATATCAAATTCAATAATACAACCTCTATATTCATTGCTTAAAATATAATTCATTAAATCTTCATAATTTAATATATTTTTAATTCTTTTGGCACATTTATCTTTATATTTTGTATAAATATCTAATTCCACAATATTTTTATTTCTTGAATCTTTAACAATATCTCCCCAATATTTAATTAATTCTTGTTTAATTGATCTAATATCTATTGGTTTATTTTTATTGTAAAATTCAGTATTTGACTTTATTGCATCTCTAAAAATAGAAAATACATTGACTATTTCATTTTTAATTTTAAATTTATCTCCCAATATTTTAGACCAATGAATTGATAAATTTTCTTGATTATAATTATTTTTATTTTTATATTCATCTTTTAAATATAAGTTTTTATTAAAAGCGTATTTTTCAGTAATACTTTCTTCATATAATTTTCGTGTATCCAAATTGATACCATAATTTTTAAAAAATACTATATCAATTTTATTTTTTATTTCTTCTAAATTATATGTTTGTATTTTAATATATTTATTATCATTTTCAGGTACATAATTTTTATCTAATATATTATCAATATCATTATTTAATATTTCCTCTCTTTTTATTTTAAATCTCAATAGTTCATCTAATAATTTAGATAAATAATATGGATAGTTATGAATATGATCAAATAATTGTATAAAATTTATTTTATTAATATACAATTTACATTTATTATTATGATTAATACAATGAGGATCAGACTCACATTTAAACAATGTTTCATAGTTATTTGATTTATTTTGTTTTGTACTTCTCATCCAACAAGGAACTCTTTTATTAGGTATTTTATATTTGAAAAAATCTATTTTCTTATCTTTTATAGATGTTATTTTTTTAAAAATTTCATCAAGTATTAAGTACATTTTTTTTCTATTAATATCTAAACTTTTATTATTATATTGTTCTTGATTATATATAATTAATTTTATTTTATCTAAATATTTCTTATTTTTTTGTAAGAAAATGGATAATTCATATCTTAATCGATTAAATGTTTCATCTTCAAAATTCTTTTTATTTATTTTCTCAATTCTTTTATCATTCATTAAAATTTTTTGTGTAATAAATTCATTAATATCACTAAAATATTTAGTATTACTTATTTTTAATTCACGGTCTTTATCAATTGTTCTTTTAACAGGTATTAATCTATTGTTATTATTTATTAATGCGATAATATATTTATTTGCTTTATTATCAACTATTTTATGTTCAATTTTGTATTTTAAATTTGTATATTTATTAATTTTTTTTGTATTTTTAAGAACATCTTTGTAATCTATTAATTCAGTAGTGCTTAAATTATAAACAACTTTGTAATTTATTTTTTCAAATAATTTACTTGGTTTTACAGGAATATATAAATTATTTTTCAATACGATTCCAAAAACTTTATTATAACTATCAATATACTGCATTTTTGGAATAAAATCTTTTCCTAATTTGTCTAATTGTATTGCTCTTAATATCTCTTTAATCGTATAAACTAAATCATAATCAAATCTAAATGATGTATTATCAATTTTTAATTTATATAAATCTACGTTTTTTTTTAATATTTGTGTCCAATCTATATCATGTTTTCCTGCACATCCATCTTTTGATATTTCTAATACTTTTTTTATTTCAAGTAAATCACTATTAAAGATACATTTTTTAACAGCACTTTTACCATCACCTTCAAGAAAGTATATTGGTTCATAATAATTATCTGTTTTAGCAATTAAAATACTTTTTTTATTTTCGTCATAATATTCATATATATTCTCCCCAAATGGACATAATATATCATTATTATCAAAAATAATTATATTTACACCACTCTTATATAAAATATTATCTCTTTGTAGATAATCCCATAAATATTTATGATCAATGATTATTTTATCATTATTTAAAAATTTTTTAAAATTTTGTATTCCTGTTAAATTATGTTTAGGGTCATTAAATATATTTTCTAAATTACCATTATGTAAACTTTTAAATAAACTTATATCTAATTTTTCAATTAATATTTTTTTCAATTTATTTTCATCAATATTGTTACTATTATCATCGTCAATGCAAGATACTATATTAACAATACATGATAAGAATGATTGATTATTTTTGTGTCTAATTCCTTTTTTTACGTAACCTTTATTTATATTTAAGTATCCTGTTTCCAATCTTGTATTTAATATTCTTGTTACTTCAGCAGGAAGTATAGAATATCTATCTTTTTCGATTGGACTGGGTTTTCCTAATATATAAATCATACCATTTTTAGAATTAACTTCTTCTACATCTTCACCCAAACATTTTTTATAATTAGAATATGTTTTTGGATATTTTATCGAATTTTGAGGATAAGCAAAACAACATGGAAGACAGTGATATTTATCTGGATGTTTTCTACCAATAAATCCTGGATATATTTGATTCGTTTCTCTTATAATTACTTGATGACTATTATCATATGGACATAGGGCAGTTTTACATTGTCCTCCATCTCTTCTTAATAATCTTACTTGAATTGTTTTTTCATCAATTTCACTTCTTGATAATGGTATTTCACAAACTGGGCACCAAATATTCGGACAAATATACCATCTTTGAAACTCTTCTGGTTTTGAACTATATTTTAAACTATATGTATAAGATTCCTTATTAATTTTAGGATTTTCTGTTGGGTCTTTAAGTAAAACAACTGGTTGTCTTCCTTGTGCAGCACCACATCTTGTTGAATATTGAACTCCTTTATTATTTTTCATTTTAAATCTAAATAAGTAATTATCATATCTTTGTAATCTTCTTAAATAATAACTTGGATCATTACAAGCATCTGTGCATCTATCTTGATCTGGTACTGCATCATCACATCTTAATTTTAATTCTGGAGCAATATCTTCATCTTTTGCAATACCTGAGTCTGATGACATTAATCTTGAATTATTTATATATTCAGTAGAATTTTTATCATCTAAATAAGAATATAATTTATCTTTTATAATATCTAATTCAACAGAATCCAATAGAGTATTATTATAATTTTCCATTTTATCATTTCCATAGGATATTATATAATTGTCTTCCTCGATAATTTGATTATTCAATTTCTTATTATTTATGAATTGTCCTAATTTACTATTATTATTCTCTTTTAAAAACATTAGTAAAAAGTTTTTTATAAAATTATAAATAATATTTATTTGATAAAAACTCGTTATTTGGTTTATTTTTATGCTATTATTTGTAATTTCTATATCAACACCTATTTTATATTCTGGATCTATTCTACTTGATATATAAGAACTATATTTTTTCTTCCATTCCATTATATATTTTGTTACATCATCAAATGTTTTATCATATTTTTTACTAATCATATGTATAATATTAATATCTAATTCACCTTTTGATTTTAAAATATCAATATCTTTTATAATATCAGTCATTGGAATAAATCCACTAACTTTTTTATATCGTAAATTTATAACATTTATAAGTCGTTGTTTATTTTTATTATTTAAGTCTTTTGATTCGTCATATAAATATTCTGGAAATTTTTTGGAAAATTCATATAAATCATTAAAATTTATTTTTAAATTTTGTAATATTGGAATGTAAATATTACAGTATATTAGTTTTGTGTTATTTTTTAAGTTAATATTTTGTTTATCAACATCTAAATCCGGAGGTTCTATTTTTTGTTTAATATTTAGTTTTTTTGATACAATATTATTATTTATATCTTCAATTAATTTTTTACAAATCTTTAAACTATATGATATATCATCTAAATTAACATTATCATTAAAATTAAAATTTAATTTAATTGTTAATTCATTGTTTTTTCGTAATATTAATGATATATATTTTGGTTCATTATTATAATCTTTGATATATTTTTTTATCATTATTCCGTTAATTTTTGTGGTAATTTTATTAATACCTATCCAATCATTTATAATTGGTTCGGATACTTTATTATTACTAATTGCTTCTGTTGATATAAGAGATATTGGAATATTAAAACTTTCATCACCATATTTTACGAATGGTAAATCATCCCCTAATCTTTTTTCTCTTACATAATCAAATATTTGATATAAATCTAATGGTGGTGATTCCTTCATATTTTTAGGAATATTTTCTATTTCATTTGATTTAAAATTAATAGATGTTATGTTATAATTACCAATAAAATTATTATTATTATTTTTATATTTATTAAAAATATTGTATAATACTAATTCTTTATCAAACATTTTTTTTTTCAATAAATAATCATTTTTAACATTTTTTATATCGAAATTTAAATTTAAATATGGAAAATGTTTTTTAAAATAAAAACTAATTAAATTTTTATTTATTAATTTCTTTTTTTCTTTTAAATAATTATATTCTTCTAATGCATCAGTAATATATATCGTATTGTTAGTGACTCCTGAAAAATTAATAAAATCATAAATCAATATATTATTTTCACTGTTGTTTAATGTATATTTTTTTTTGGTTTGAAAATTAGTATCTATATTAGCTGATTCATATACTAATGGTTTCATCTTTATTTTATTTTTATTTGAATCTTCATAATAAAATCCTATTATTTCTTTTTCTTTCTTTTCATTTACTATCCACAATTCTTGATTTTCTGGTAATATATAATTATTATTAGTATGAGAACTACAATAATAAAAAATTTTTTTTTTTATAATTGATATACTATCATTTATTCGTATATAATTATAAATAAATTTTATATCTACTTTTTCTTTTATAAATTTAATCCATAATGATAGTTCATCTTTATAATTTTGTTTTAATTTTGAAATTTCTGTCTTAGATTTTATACTTTCTTTATTTTCAATTTTATTTAATATCTTCTTAATATCTTCTTCAATATATCCAATAAATATATATACAATTCTTTTACTTCTTGATATTTTTTCAATATTAAAAATAATATTTTTGTCCTGACTAGAATAAGACATAACTTACTATTTAATAATATATTTTTTAATATATTTTTAATATATTTTTAATATATTTTTAATATATTTTTAATAATTTTAAAAATATATAATTTCATCTATGTTAAATATTTTACAAAAATAATATTTTACAAAATAATATTTTACAAAATAATATTTTACATAATCTATTCAATTGGACTATCTGTAACTTTAATTCCACAGTATTCTTTCGGATTTTGGGAGTATTTCTCTTTTGTATATACATCTATTATTATTGATTCTTCTAATAATAATTTAAAATTCTTCCAAAATTCTTCTGTGTGACCAACTGATTTTGTCATAATATGTGCTAATTCATGTATAGCAACAAATGTTATCGTATTTAAATCTACAAATGATTCATTTTCATCTTTCTGTCTAATACAAAATACTATTTTTTCACCTTTATTTACACTATAAGACGTATATTGACTACTTTTTCCTGATTCTGATATATTATCAGCATTAAATTTTTTATTCATTCTAATAACACTTTCGTCATTTGGGTATTTTAATTTCATTGAATCAACTAATTTTTGCAATTTATTTCTTATTGTTGCTAACATATTTGCTGCTTCTTGTTTATCATCTCTGTCACGTACTAAATATTCATTATCATCAACAGAAGATTTAACGGATGTTACTTCATTCGCATATGATTCATATTGTGAATACCCTAATAAAACAAATGCGATAATTGTTAATAAACTAATTAAAAAATTAATATCCATATACTTAATAAATATTTTTATTTTATTGTTTTTATTTTTTCTAATTTTTCTTTAATTAGTTTAAAATTCTCATTTGTATATGATGTTTTTTTGGTATCTAATTTTAAATTAAAACGTGTTGAGTCTTCTACTATTTGTATTTTTAATTTATCTATTTTATTTTTATCATCTTTTAACTTTTTATCAATTATTTTCAAATAATCTTTTACTTGATAAATGATTTCTTTATAATATTTATTTACATACCCTTTCTTTTTTAAAAAAATATATAATTCATTAAAATTACTAAAATCTAATGTTAAATCAATTCCATATTTCTTTTCTATTTCATCTACTAATGATTGTACATAATATGCAAAAAATAATTGTGAATATAATGTACTATCGCTTATTGTTGGATATCTTAATTTTGACATTTTATATATTTCAGCCATTTTTTTAATAACATTATTTGATTTAGAATCGTGAATAAATCTTTTAATATATATATATTCAACAAGTTTATTTATATTTTTTGGCTTATAAGTATATATACCTTTATAGGATGTTATATAAAACTTTTTTTTTTCTAATTCCAATAATATTTTAATATCATCGTTTGAATAACCAAATTTATGTTGAATATAACTTATATCATTTGTATCATTCGTATCATTCGTATCATTCGTATCATTACAATCAGAATATATCTCTTCATAAAACAATGATTCATTGTTTAATAAACAATAAAGGTTATTTAAATGTTTATCATTTATATTTAAATATTTTTTAAATTTACCATTTTTTTGTATCGTTTCATAATTTGGTATAGCACATATAATACATTTTTTTGATTTAGTATCCATATTATTATTTAATAAAAAAAATTAAAAAGAATAATTTCCATAAGTCTTATTATTTCCTCGTTGTTCTCCTATGAATTTTCTTTGTTCTGGTGTAGTACATACACAACCTCTATCTGTTGAATATGTCGATGGACAACACGATGGATCTGAATAAGATTTAGCAAATATAAACATTGAATCTTTTGGTAATTCACTATAAATCATTTCGTTCTTCAATGGTAGTGGTGTTCCTTGAGGAACAAACATTTTACCTTGTTTTAATGGGGGATTAGAAGGTTCGTGTCTCCACGAATCTTTGCTTTTTGTTTTTAATTTTAAATTATCATATGATCCGATAATACCAGTACCCATATTAAATGCAATAGGTGATGGTGCATTATTTCCTGAATTTGCCATTTTACCACTAATTTGATTAATATTGTAATTCATTATATAATAATAATATATATTTATTATTTATTATTTATTATTTATTATTTATTATTTATTATTTATTATTTATTATTTATTATTTATTATTTATTATTTATTATTTATTATTTATTATTTATTTATACATATATTTATGTATATATTCATCTTCATTTATTAGTTTGATAATATTATCTTCTAATTCCATTTTTTCTTCATTTAAATGAAAATTTGTATATTTTATATTTAATTCTTCCAATGTATCAATATTTAATTCTTTCATTATATATTTAATATATATCTTATTATTATTCAATACACCAAAATCATTAAATGGTCCATTACATTCCTGAATTATTTCCTTAATATCTATACCGTTTATTGAAGCTGTATCTATTTCATTACATTCATTGTTATAAAAATATAATTCATTATTTGAATATTTTTCTATATTTTTATCATTAATATCTGTAATATTTAATGGTATATATATAAATTTATCATCTAAACTATCATAATTAATATATACTCTATACTGACATTCTTCATATATATATTTAACTAATATACAACAATTCTTAGTTATTTCTAAATTATTTACTTTAAATGTGTCTTCGAAAATTTCTTTATTTATATCCATGTATCCAAAATATTCAATATAATTATATTCTATTATATCAGTATCATTAATTAAATAACAATTCGTAATATAATTATCAATAAATATAGATTTTTTAATAGTTTTATATTGATTTTGAGAATATAATTTTATTAAAATTAAATAATTTAATATGGTCTCCCCATAACTAAATAACATACTTATTATATAAATAATATATTTATGTTTTATTATAAAATTAAACAATTCCATATTTTTTTTGATAAATAAAAGATTATTTATCATAGCAACATCTATATAATCGTTTACATTATTATTTATTTCATTTTCTGATTCATTTTCTGAATTATCTTCTGATTCATTTACTGAATTATCTGATGAATCATTTACTGAATTATCTTCTGATTCATTTACTGAATTATCTGATGAATCATTTACTGATTTATCTGATGATTTATCTGATGAATCATTTACTGAATTATCTTCTGATTCATTTACTGATTTATCTGATGAATCATTTACTGATTTATCTTCTGATTCATTTACTGATTTATCAATATTTTTTAATTCATTAAAATCGTTTATTTTATCATATTCATCTGAATCATTCGTTCCGCCTGATTTATTATCTTCATTTGTCTCTTCATTAGTCACTTCAATAGTCTCTTCAATAGTCTCTTCAATAGTCTCTTCAATAGTCTCTTCATTGGTCTCTTCATTGGTCACTTCAATAGTCTCTTCATTGGTCTCTTCATTGGTCTCTTCATTGGTCACTTCAATAGTCTCTTCATTAGTCTCTTCATTGGTCTCTTCAATTATATTTTCATTGGTATCTTCATTGGTATTTTCAATAGTATCTTCAATTATATTTTCATTGATATTTTTATTAGAATCTTCTAAATTCCTGTCATCATCATTATTATGTACCATATATTATTTAATATATAAATCTTTAAGTTAAAAATTTATATATTAAATAATTTAGAATTAAAAAAAATTGATTTAAATAAAATAATAGAAACATATATAATATAAAATGACAGAAATCATCGAAAAAATAAGTAGTGAAAAAATACCCAAATTTAAAAAATTATCAAAGGAAACGAATGGTAAAATTTATGAATGGGAAGTAAAAATTAATAAAATTAATGATACACACTATGAAATTTTGACTTTAAATGGATATAGTGATGGAAAGAAAGCTGAACATAGGGTAAATATAAAAAAAGGAAAAGCAAGCAGGACAATATTAGAACAAACAATATTGGAAGCTCAATCTAAATTTAATAAAAAAGAAAAAGAATATAATACATCTATTTTTAAACCTATGCTTGCTGATAAAGTAAAAGTAGATTTATATACAGGTAAATCAAAATCTAAAGCATTTAAAATTGATTTTCCTGCTTATGTACAACCAAAATTAGATGGTTTGAGAGGAGTTACTTATTTAAAAAATAACGAAATATTTATTCAATCAAGAGCAGGAAATGTCTTTGACAATTTTAATATATTAAAAAATCAATTAAAGAATATTTTTAATATTGTAGGTGAAGATATTTATATAGATGGTGAATTATTTACCGATGAATTCAGTTTTCAAGAATTATCTGGATTAGTAAGATTAACTTCTGAAAAAGTAACAGAATTAGAACTTAAGAAAATTGATAAAATTAAATATAATATATTTGATATTTATTTCGTAAATACACCAGAAATGCCTTTTAGAGAAAGAATTGAAAAATTAAAACAATTAATGGAAATAAAAAGTATTAATTTAATTCATTTAGTAGAAACTTCTTTGATTAATGATTTTAAAAAAGCCGACGAAATGCATGATATGTATGTATCAAGAGGAGGGGAAGGTTTAATGATTCGTGACATAAATAGTATTTATGAGCCTAATAAAAGATCTAAATTTTTACAAAAATTTAAGAAATTTGAAGAAGAAGAATTTAAAATTATAGGATTTAAGGATTCTGAAAGAGAAAAAGGTCTTGTAATTTGGATTTGCGAATTAAAAAATGGTATTGAATTTGACATTGTTCCAATTGGTTCAAATGAAGAAAGAAAAGAATTATTTAAAAATGCAGAAAAATATATTGGAAAATTATTAACTGTACAATTTTTAGGATTAACAGATGATGGAAAACCTAAAATTGCTAAAGGAAAAGATATTCGTGAAGGATATTAAATTTAATTTTTCAAAAAAAATTTAATAAGTAATAATATGGATAACAACTTATTAATTGGACTATTTTTCCTTTTACTATTAATAAGTATATTTATAATGAATTATAATATAATTTTAAACAATGTAGAAAGTTTTGATAATAATTTTACTGATGACAAATGTTGTTGTACTAAAAATACAATTGATAAATGCAATAAATATGGTAAATCATGTGTATGTGATTATTATGATAAAAATAAACATTTCTGTCAAAGTTCATATTAAATTAAAAATTTAACAATATAATATATGATGGATAGTTTTAATACGTTTATTTATAAAAATATACAAAAATTAAAGTCAGAAACAAATTTAAGTATATTTAATGTTTTAACAAATAATAATGATATTGTATTTATATGTCCAAATTTATATTTAGGTAATACAAAATCAATTAATAATATTGAATTATTAACTAAATATAATATTGATTCTATCGTAAATTGTACAAATGATATACCAATTCATCATCATTTTAATAATAAACCAATATTAAGAGTTGATATAGAAGATAGTAAAGACATAGAAAATATTGAGAAATTTAAATCAAGAATAATTCACGCAACATATTTCATTGATGCTCAAATAAAACAAAATAAAAACGTAATTGTACATTGTTATTGGGGTATTATGAGGTCACCAACAATAATAGCATCTTATTTAATTTATAAATACAAAATGGATGTTGATGGTGCGATTGAATTTATAAAAGATAAAAAAAATTTTTGTTTTAATAATATTTATAATTTTAAAGAAATATTATATTATGTAAAAGAGGAATTTAATAAAGTTAATGATACATAATTTTATACATAAAATTATACATAATTTTATACATAAAATTATACATAATTTTATTAAATTATACAAAATTTCTTATAAAAACTCTAAATTCTTGGTCATTTGTAACATTAATTCCTAACTTATAGTAATATTTAGATCCACAATGTTTATTTTTAATTAGATATAATCCATAACTTAAATCACTTAAATATTGACGAATTGTTTGAAATAAAAATCCAAAATTTGTCATATTCCATTTTCGCACAACAATATATTTATAGTAATCAACTTGATCATTAAAATTCATTATTATTTCTAAATTATTATTTAATGCCCATCTAACTTTTGTATTTGCACCGAATTTTGCATTCTTTTTAAAATTAAATGAACTAGCCAATGAATATTGATAAAATGCAATAATATCTTTTGCTAATTTAGGATTATTTTTAATAACAGTATAGATTTGTTCTTTACTTCTATTGATAACAGATTGATAAAAAACAGTTGGTATAATATTATCATCAAAATATTTTGATGTTTTTGTTATTGGCTGATTACAATCAAAATTGAAAACCCAGTCACTATCCATATATATAATAGTATTATTATTTTTAAAAAACATATTAATTTAAAATTAGTATGCATAAATATATATATATGAGTTCCAAAAAAAAAAATATAGAGTTTGAATGTTTAGATTCTGATTTTGAGGAAGATGATTTTATTGATGATGATTTTATTGACGATGATGAAATGAATGAAGATTATCGTCCAGTAAAAAAAAAAAGAAGGGCTTCAAGTGAAGGTGATCTTGAAACAATTAAAAAAAATAAACATAAAAAAAATATTTATTTTAAAAATCTAACTAAAAATGAACAAAATAGTATGATTAAAAAAGAAAGTGAAATATATAATCATTTAAATTCCAATACACCATTAAGATATAATATAATAAACTCAAATTTAAATATTAGTACTAAATCAATGATTTTACAACGCATAGATCATTTTGAACTATTATCACAAGAAGAGAATGAATATCATAAATTAAGTAAATGGATTGATTCATTATCAAAAATTCCTTTTAATAATTATTTGAAAATGGAACTTAATTTAAAACCAGATAAAATACAACAATTTTTGATTGATTCTTATTATAAATTAGACCAAACAATTTATGGACAATATAAAGCAAAAAATAAAATTATGCAGATATTAGCTCAATGGATAACAAATCCTAACTCAATAGGACAGATAATTGCATGTGAAGGACCACCAGGTGTAGGTAAAACAAGTTTAATTAAGAATGGTATATCAAATGTTTTACAAAAGCCATTTTCATTTTATGCTTTAGGAGGTGCGAGTGATATATCTATATTAGAAGGACACTCTTATACATATGAGGGTGCACATTATGGAAGACTTATAGAAATATTAATTGAAACAAAAGTTATGAATCCAATCATATTTTTTGATGAATTAGATAAAATTAGTAATGATGAAAAAGGTAATAATATTGAAAATCTATTGATACATCTGACAGATCAGACACAAAATAATTGTATTCAAGATAAATATTTTAGTGGTATTGATTTTGATTATTCAAAAGCAATTTTATTTTTCTCATTTAATTATATTGAAAATATTAATCCTATTTTAAAAGATAGATTAACAATTATAAAATTTGAAGGGTATAATATTGATGAAAAAATAATTATTTTGAAAAAATATTTATTAAAAGAAATTATTAACAATGTTGGATTATCTGAAAATGATATAATTTTTGATAATGATGTTTTTTATCATATTATTAATAAATATACAGATAATGAAGAAGGAATGAGAAATACAAAACGTGTATTTGAAGAATTATTTTTAAGAATTAATTTATTGAAATTATTAAATGATAAAAAGAATAATAAAACCGTACATAAAGATTTAAATATTGATTACATGATTAGTAATCTTAAATTTCCATTACATTTGAATAAAAATAATATTGATATATTATTGAATAATTACCAGTAACTTCCAAAAAATTAGTAAAGAGTTACAAACGTTTCTTTTTTAATTCCTGAACGAACTTTATGTATATAAAAAGCTTCTTTGCTATTGAATAATATACACATATTTTTTCGTGGTTTTATTTTTGTTCCATCACTAAATTCAAATATTCCTCCTGTAAAATCTTCTTTATATGTCGATCCGTATATAATTATACTATATTTAGGAATTTTATTAGGATAATATAAAACTTTTTTTTCAGATAATATTATTTGATTGTTATATATTTTTTTATTAGAAACAACCATAGCATCATTACAAATCCATTTTGTTTTTGTATTAGTATTATCACATATTCTACATTCTCTTGTACTATATGTAGTACTACTTGTGTTACAATTTAATTTTAATTTAATTTTAATATTAATATGAGGATATTTTATATCCTCATAATTATTTATATTATCAAGTAAATCTTCAATATTACAAATAAATCTTTCATTTTTAATTTCTGGAAATTCTTGTAATAATTTTTGTGAATATATTTTTAATATATCTTCTTTTTTTATTTTAATATTAGAAATATTAGTCATTGTTCATATATATACTTATATATATATACTTATATATATATACTTATATATATGTTTTTATATTAAAATATTATTACAAAATTATTAATATTATTATATATCATAATATGATTTATTGGACTACATATAATTTTACAGGATATATGCTTTATAATAGTAATTTGATTCCCATGAACAATATATTAAAAACATCAATTATATGTACATCAATTATTGGTGGATATATGACATACATATATCCACGAAAATTAATTATACGTTATAAAAATGAAACTTATGAAATACCATATCCATTACTTCTTTCAGGTGATTTTATATTCCATCAACTACCAATGATTCATTCATTATATATTCCAAATGAAGTAAGTGTATGCGGAGGATATTTAATCCCATTAATGCTATCATGGTATACAATGAATAAATTATATATTACAAATACAAAAAAAATTTATGGTATAAGTTTAGAAAAACTTGTATTATCAACAGGTGGAATTATTGGTATGTTCGCATTATTGAATCATAAACAAAATTTATCTTCAATTATGAGACCATTATTTCTTTCATTAAAAATCAATACATAATTATATATAACTAAATAATTTTATTTTTCATTTACGATTTTTATACAATCTTCTTTTGTTAATTTTTGTACATTTTGATCTTTCTTAATTTTATAAAATTTAGAATTATATAAAATATAGGGTCCATATTGTCCATTTTTTACAATATAATCTCCAAAATTATGAATATCATTCGAATTTTTTTTTGTTTTATCATTTGAATTTTTTTTTGTTTTATCATTTGATTTTGGATAGGGATTTTTAATTATATTTACACAATCTTCTTTTGTTAATTTATCTAAATCATAATTTGATGGAATCGTATAAAATTTTGATTTATATAAAACATAGGGTCCATATTGTCCATTTTTCACAATATAATCTCCAAATTTATGAATATCATTATTCTTTTTCTCAACTAAACATTCAATCGCTTGTCTTAATGTTAAATCCTCATCATAATCACCTAATATTTTATAATTTTTCTTATCATAGTCCAGATAAAATCCAAATTTACCCTTTTTCACAAATATATTCTTATTTTCATGTACTCCTAAATCCTTTGGATAATCAAATCCTTTTACCGATTGAATATCTTCTAATGTAACTTTATTTACGTCAAAATCTTCCAATTTTTGGAATCTCACCTTTTTATCATTCTCCACATCTACAAATTGTAAAACTGGGCCATATTTACCAACATATGCAAATACGTGTTCATTTTTATCATTGATTCCTAAATTTTTTTTGGAATCTTCTTTCTTCTGAAATGCTTCCTTTTTAGAAGCACTTGATTTCAATAATTTTACTTTAGGTTCAAAAGAAGAATAAAATGTTGTTAATACTTTTGTCCAATTAATTTTATTATTTGCAACATCATCCAAACTTTCTTCTAATTTGCTTGTAAATGAATAATTCATTAAATCTTCAAAATTATCATTTAAAAATGTACTTGTATTTTTACCAATATCTGTTGGTAATAATTTTCTTTTTTCACTACCAATAGCAAATTTATCAGGAATTTCCTTAATTTTATCATCGACTAATTCATAATTCATTACATCCTTCTTTATACCATCAATGTTCATACTTTTCGCATAATTACGCTGTTGAATTGTTTCAATAATATTAGCATAAGTAGATGGTCTTCCTATACCAAGTTTCTCCATTTTTTTAATTAATGTAGATTCGCTATATCTTAATGGAGGTTGTTGATATTTCTCATTTCCAACGATTTTAGTATATTTAATTATATCATCTTTCTTAATTTTTGATAATAAAATATCGTCTTTCATAACTTTTGGTGTTTCATCAGCATCTTTTTTAGGTACATATTCGTCATATACTTTTTTATATCCTTCAAAAACTAATTTCTCGAATTTACATTCAAAAACATATTTACTTTTACTTATTTCAATAATAATCTTATAACTGTCATAAATTGCTTGTGACATTTGTGATGCTACTGCTCTTTTCCAAATTAATTGATATACTTTATTCTCAAAAGTGTCAAAACTACTATCTAATATTACTTTTGATAAATTTGTAGGACGAATTGCTTCGTGTGCTTCTTGTGCACATTTAACTTTTGATTTATATATTCTTTTTTTAAAATAAGTTGAACCATATTTATCATTTACATATTCATTGATTGACTCAATAAATTGATTACTTAAATTAACATTATCTGTTCTATGATATGTAATTAATCCTGCTTCATATATCTTCTGTAAAATACTCATAATTCTTTTTGAACTAATCCCAAATTTAGAACCTGCTTCCTGTTGAATACTACTTGTTATAAATGCCGGTGGTGGATTTTTTTCTGTTTTACTCTTTTCAATTTCATGAATTTTAAATGTGGATTTTTTAGCATCATTTAAAAAATGAACCAATTCCTCATTTGTTTCAAAATTATGATTTAAAAACCCTTCCAATCCATTATCAAATGTTCCTTTTGTTTTATAATATTTTTTATCATTGAATTTAGCAATATCTGCTTCTTTCTCCACAACTAACTTTAAACATACACTTTGGACTCGTCCAGCACTTAATTTCGGTGCAATATAAGACCATAATAATGGACTTAAACTAAATCCAATAATCTTATCCAAAATTTGACGGGTTTGTTGACTATGAACCATATCCATATCTACCTTTCTTGGATTTGATACAGCATTTTCTAACGCCTTTTTTGTAATTTCGTGAAATGAAATTCTATTATTTTCTTTAATATTTAATTTTAACATTACTGCTATGTGCCATGAAATGGCCTCGCCTTCTCGGTCTTCATCCGAGGCAAGTAATATCCTATCTACAGTTTTAGCGGCACTTAATAATTCTTTAATAACCTTGCCTTTACCATCACATATTTTATAATTTGGTTTAAATCCATTTTCTATATCAACTCCAAAATTTTCTTTTTCTAAATCACGAATGTGTCCAAATGATGATCTAACTATATAACCATCTCCTAATAATTTTTCAATTGTTTTCGCCTTAGCAGGTGATTCTACAATTAATAATGTTTTCATTGATATTACTCTATTTTATTGTTACTTATTATTTAAATCAATTTCTTTTAATTTATTACATATTTTTCAAAAAATTTATTTTTTAATATTTTTAATATCCTTTAGATATATCTTCGTTTTTATTTATTAAAAATTGTAATGCTACATCTTGATTATTTTTTAAAATCAAAGAAAAACAATCATTCACATTATCTTTTATTTTATGTATATTCATAAAATTATTAAATTTTTCATCTATTTCTTTCTTAATATCTTCAAGAAAATCTATTAATTTTGAGATATTTTGTTCTGTCTGTGGTTTGTATTCTTCACAAAAATTTTTTTCAAAAATATCTTTTAATTGTTTATTTAATTTTATCATAGATTCTTGAATAATAACATTTAGATCTTCTTCTTTATAAATATTTTCTTTACCATCGTCATTTTTATCATCGTTTTTATAAACTCTACATGTTTTTGTTTTTTCATCTATAATTATATTTGAATTTGAATCATTCTTTAATATATTTTTATAAAAGGTAGTATATATAAAATTTGAAAATAAAATCATCCTTTGTTCTTTTTCTGTAATATGTGAAATATCCCAATCTTCATTAAATGGTATTAAATTATCAATCTTAATTGTATTATTTATAATATTTTGATTTTGAATATTTTGAATATTTTGAATATTTTGATTTTGAATATTTTGAATATTTTGATTTTGAATATTATTTTGAATATTACTATTTGATTTCTTTTTATTAAATTGTGATTTATTTAATAATTCAATTTCATCATCATTATATTCACAATCAATTGATTTAGAACAAATTTTTTTTCTATTTAAATGTGATAAAACATTACTTTTTTTTGATTTGTAAAAACATCTATAACATTTATAATTCATAATATATATTAAGCATTATTATTTTAAATACTTTATTGCTTAATATTGTATTTTACATGATGTATCTTAATATATTATTATTTATTTTAACCAATAATATATTAAGATATATTTTATTATTATATATTTTATTACTTTTATTGAGTATAAAAATGCTTAAAAATGCTTAAAAATGCTTAAAAATGCTTAAAAATGCTTAAAAATGAAAAAAAATGCTTAAAAAATCTATAAACTATTTTTTTTCATTATTTTTATGAAAATTAAGCATTTTCACATTTTTTTTTCATTATTTTTATGAAAATTAAGCATTTTCACATTTTTTTTTCATTATTTTTATGAAAATTAAGCATTTTCACATTTTTTTTTCATTATTTTTATGAAAATTAAGCATTTTCATATTTTTTTTTCATTATTTTTATGAAAATTAAGCATTTTCATATTTTTTTTCATTTTTTTATAAAAAATATATGATTTATATATATAATTAATTATCAAATAAACAACAGTCATTTATTAATATTTACAAGATAACTGATTTTATAACAAAGTGTTGGAATTAAAACGAAAAAATAAAACAAATAGTATATTTATTAAAAAAATATTAAAATATAATAAAATATAATTATATATCAATATAATTATCATAACATTTTTATTTATTCATTTATTTAATTTGCTTAGAAAAATGCTTAGAAATTTGCTTAAAAATTTGCTTAAAAATTTGCTTAGTAAAAAAAGTGTTAAAAATATTTTTAAATTAGAAAATAAAATAATATTTTAATAATTATTATTTTTTATATAAAACTTATAAATTAACAAAAAATATTTTAAGCAACTAATTAAGCATTTTTCTAAGCATTTTTCTAAGCAAATAATTAAATAATATTTAAACATTCTCAACAATGAAATTATTATTATTATTATATTTTATCAATATAAATTTTTATTTTGATAAATAAATTAAAAAAATATAAATAAATATTCAATATAATTCTTAAAAAATGATAAAAAATGCTTAATTTTCATAAAAAAAATGAAAAAAAAATATGAAAATGCTTAATTTTCATAAAAAAAATGAAAAAAAAATATGAAAATTCTTAATTTTCATAAAAAAATAAGAAAAAA